AGATACGCCTAAAGTTGAAGCAGTTTTTGTCATTTTTTCTGCAGCAGCAGCAGCGACTCTTTCAGTTGATGTTTGTGCAGACTTAAGTAAAAGTTTAGTTTGTCTAATCATTGAATCTGCTTTCAACCCATCATTAAGCATTTGCTCTGCATATGAATCTACTTCATCAGAAGTAATAATTCCTGCAAGAGCGAGCTTGGATGAACAGCCATATGCTGTTTTGATTCTTGCTAAGACGAGTGAACTAGCGGCTAATTCTTTTCCAACATCTTGTGTCATTTTATTGACTTCAACTGCTGTGTTTTTGCCTGTTTGCAAAGTATTTGATGCATCACCCATTTGTTTTGTATCAATTGTTGCAGATGCTTTTTCCATATCATGGTCGTCGCCTGCTTCTTTCTTATTTGAAGGACATTCGTCATTAGCACATCTAGTGGCATCATTCTTCATGTCATCTTCTGTCATACTTTGTCTATGCCCACATTCTTGACACTCAACATCATGCCTCTTAGCAATTCTGTTGTTACCAGCATTTGCACGAGTGGTCTTGTGTGGCATATTTGGCATTTGAGTTGGAACTTCAAAAAGATTTGCATCTTCAAGTCCCTCTGATGGATTCTCGAGAGATTCCCAATCAACAACGTACTCTAATGAGCCATCGCCTGAACCTTCAAACTTCATAGGCTTTGTTACATCTGGAAATTGAAGTGAATCTGGGTTGTTTGTAGGAACTCTTTGCTCAGCCCAGCTTGGGTTTTGCTCTTTGAGTGAGTTGCCTTCGCCACCCTCAAAACTCATTGAAGGGTAATCGATTTCACCTTCCATATTAACCATATCTTCGTTGTATTTGAATGTGCTGTGCGCTGGATATGCCTCTTCTTCAGCAGCGAGCTTCATAAGAATTTCTTCTCTTTCTGCTCTTCTTAAAAGGGCTTCTCTTTGTGCCTTGCGCTCAGCTAATGCTTGTTTAGTCATATTTCTAACCTCATTGCTGTTTTTTGTAAATTTTTCAGTATTTTCATCTTCAATTTCATCTTCATCATCAGAATCCATATCTTCCATGTCATCCATGTCTTCCATTTCATCTTCTGAAGAATCTAAATCTCCGCCAAGAAGATTATCTAGCGCCTCTTGCACAGCTTTTTGTGCTTGATCAACCATATCAGCGGGAACTTCAATTTCAAAAGTTGCTACATCGTCACTTTCATCTGCTTCGTCACTGTCTTCCATGTCATCATCTGACATCTCATCATCATCTTCATCAAGTTCTTCTTCATCACTTTCAAAGTGATGAAATTCCATTTCTTCATCGTCGGATTCATCGTTTGCGAAGTCAACAGTCTCTTTGCCATCCTCTAAATCTAAACCAGCAAGCTTTATTCCGGCTTGTTTAGCAATATTAGGAAGATACTTTGCTCTGATTGCACTTGCCACAACTACAGCTTCATCATCATTCAATGATGCAGTTCTAGCCATATCATTTGTACATTGAACAAAATCTTCTTTGTCTGTTGCTTGAATTTCTGCCAATTTTAAAGCTGCAAATTTAGCATTTTCGGCATTTTTCGAATTTTTATTCATTTTATTGCTGCTTCCCTTAATAAAATCAAATCTTTTATCAAAGTGTGTTATAAAAGTATTCCTTTATAAACTGATTATTTTTTCTTGATAAATAGGTTTTACACCTTTTTTATCTATCTACGGGGAGATAAATCTCCCCATAAATCTTAGTCAATCCAAGTAATTGAGACATCCAATTTTGATGGATCTTTTTTGCTTGTTTTTACAGATGTTCTAGAATAGTTTCCACAGCTATGGCAGAAAGTATTATTCTTTACTTTATTTGCTTTTCTATTTCCACAACTTGGACAAATCATACCGACAGGAAGCATTTTAGATGCTGTTCTGTCAAAGTCAGGCATTGCAGTTTTTAAGTAAACATCTGAATCAACTGTTGCTGAAAGTCTAACCATTGTCTTGATTGAGTTTGCAACTGTTCCTAAAGCAGGAGGCGCAGGAGAAGCAGCTGGAACCTCAGTTGGAGCTGTTGCTGCACCAAGGCCCATATCAGGTCCTAAACCACCAAGGTCTTCAGACTCTGGAGATTCTTTACCCTTGTCACCCATAGATACAAGCTCAATTGATTGAAGAATCTTGTATGTTGTTCCGCAGTTTTGACAATCTGCATTTGATTCAGAAATATTTACATCATCTGATCCGCAAACTGGGCAAACACTTCCCCAAGGTTTCTTTTCACCTGGCTCTGTCATTGCATCAAGATCTGATGTTTCGTTCATTTCTGTTCCAGTCATAGCAGAGATTCCTAAATCTCCACCAATAGGAGCAATAGCGCCTAAATTAGGGTCTACAGGGCCTGCAGCAGGAGAAGCGGGAGCTGGAGCACCCATAGGAGGAGCTACTTGTGCATATTTAGATAAAACTTCATCTCTTCTATTTTTTCTAGCAATTCTTGCACCTTCAGTCATTACTACAGGTAATTCTTCAGCAATTACTTCTGCATCCGCATTTTCTTCGTCAACCTTGAAAGTTTTGGATGACATTGTTGAAACTGTTGCGGTTACATCACCATTTTCTGAAACAACTAAATCAGTAAATGAGAAAGTGTTTGGATCTACTGTAAATCCGTGACCTTGAAGAACTTCCATTGCTTTTTGTTTGAATGCTTCATCAAAGCTATCGTCTCCAGGAGACATTCCGTTCAAATCTTCAGCAACGCACATAAATCTAAGGCAATCTGATTTTGTGTGTGTAACAGTCATTCCAGCAGTTCTGTCTGCTTCTTGTTTTGCTTCAATAGCTCTTGAAACTAATTTTTCTGCCAAATCGAAATCTTGGCAAAGTCTTTTTGCTGCTAATGCAATTTTGCGAGTTGGAATATTGAAGTTTGTTGAATAATCAGCAAGCCATCCAATCAAATTATTCTCAATTTTTTCTGCACTGGCAGTCTTGACTCCCCAAAACTCTCTTCTTGCTCTAGATCTTAATCTGCCTTCAGTTGCAGTGGTGGTTTTTGCTCTATCAATTGCTGCCATAAGTTGTTTTTCTGGCATTGAGTCAACGACATCAACACCTTCACCTGGTGCAGTTCTTGTTTCTTCAGAGGACATTGCCATAGCACTAATTGCAGATTTCAAATCGTCTTTAGAAATTAAGTCACCAGCTCCGTCTACAGCTGATCTAAGCGCTGATCTGAGTTCTTCATTCTTTGAAGGTTGAGCATCAACATCAAGGCCAGTTTCAGGAGCAGCAGCCCCAGCCATCAAAAGTTCTGCAATTCTAGTGACACCTTCTTTGGTGATTTCGCCTTCTTCAACAGCAACCGAAAGTGCTTGCGAAAGGTCTTGAGCAGTTACTTCTGAAGTTACAGCAGCGCCTAATTGTTTGAGGACAGCTGTGACTGGATTATCAACAGAAGATTGTCCAAAAAATTCTTCTTTCTCAGTATTTGCTGCATCCATTTCTGTACCAGCAGCAGCAGTTCCAATCATTTCTGGAAGCATTGGTTCTTCAGATAAAACTTGTGCAACTCTCAAAATTGTCTTTGGAGTTTCAAACGAAGAAACAACTGCTTTGCCTAATGCTTCAATTGTCTTGACCATGATAAGTTGTGCAGGAGCACTTCCTTCAGATCTGTGCTTAGAAAGTCTATTTTCTAAAACTTCAGTTGGAACACCCTTAGTTACTTCATCAACAAGTTCAGTCAGAGATTTTCTAACTTCATCATCCTTGACTCTTCTTCCATAAAGTCCAGCTTTACCAAGTAAAATTTCCTTGACAGCTTCGGCACCTTCGCCTGTTCTTTTAGTATCAAGTTGTTGTTCTTTGCCAACAGTAGGAGCACCAGTATTTTTAGTTTTCACACCGTCTTGTAAATTACTATATGACTCACCAGATCTTACTTCTTCTAAAAGACTTTCTCTGTCGCCATCTCTGTCCTTAACATCAAGTAAAGCTGTTCTGACAAATGATGAATAATCTTTTAACAGTTCTGCAGCAACTCTTGTGCCTTGTCCTGATTCCATCATAGAAATTTGATTTTCATTGAGGATAGGTTCCCAAGAAGTTCTTTTACCATTAGTAAATCCGGTTATCGATCCATCAGTTGAAAGAACAACTCTATTACCCGCACTGTCTTCAACCTTAAAATCGATTGTGACAGCAGCAGCTAATTTTTTTCTTTGCTCTGATGCAATCTTAGCAAAATGATCCATTTGATTTCTGCTCCCCGCCTCTATAGGCTTGTTTGTTTTTATGTTTTTATTTCTCTCATTAGCAATTCTAATGACATTTTGAATACTTTGATTGACTTGTTCTACGTTATTCAAATTATTTTTTAAACTCAGAATACTTTGTGCAAAGTTTCCAAATTTATCAACAGTTTTATGATTTGTACTTGCAAAAACTTCTCTTCTACCATCTTTAGAAGCCCAAACTAAATTATAGTTTGTAGATGCTAATGCAACTCCACTTCCAATAGGATTTGGATTACTGAAGTTAGTCATATCCATAACTTTTCCAACTGATTCAGTTGGAGAATAATTAGCTAAACCAATTTGTGGGCTTGCCATTTGTTGCGATGGATTTGGTTGTGCAGCTTGTGGCATACTTTGAGGTTGATTTATTGGTTGTGGTCTTTGACCACTACCAACGTCAACTCCATCGTCGATCATGTCTTGCATAGTAGACTGAAGTTCAGCCATTGACTTAGTGATTTTGCCTACGTGTCCTAAATCAACATTGTCTTTACGTGCAAACATATTCATTACAGCAACTTCTAAAAAGTTCAAAGACAGATTGATAAGATCAAGAATGTTAAGGCCAGATCTTGGATCAATTCCTAAGGCTCCCAAAACTGCTGCAACTGTTGAATTTTGATTAGCTCCCTGACCAGCTAATAGTTGTCCGCCAACTAATGTGCCTGCTTGTTGTGCAAGTCTGATAGCAACATTGGTAGTTTGATTAGCTTGTCTCAAACAGCTTTCATATGCTGTTCTTTCATTAATATTTTCAGGGATTTCTTGTAAAGCTAAAACAATATTTGAATTTATTTCATTAGCTTTCTTTTCTAAATTTGTTGCTGCACTTAAAACGTCATCAACATCATAAATTTCTTGAATTTCACAAGTCTCAAAAGCACCATCACCTACACAGCTTAATTCTATAAACTTAACTCCATAGTTTTTTTCATAAGCTTTCTTGCCGGTTTCAGGATAAGTCTTGCCTTTATATTTTTTCAAGTGCTCACAATAGTCTCTTTCAGTATAGGCTTTATTGTTACAAATGGAACAAACGCCCCACTCAACACTTGCACCCATACTTACATCGTGAATAACACCTGTTCTAATATTTCTTGCGATATCAGGATATGCTTCCTCATCTACAAAGAAAGTACAGTAAACACAGTTTTCTTTTTCGTCCCATTCAGCGTAAACAACCATTCCTTTAGCTTGTTCAATATCATCATTTTTATGATTTGTATATATTGGAACACCTTCGAAAGATTTATATGCTGGGATTTTTTGACCTTTTAATTCAACTTCTTTAAGTAATTCTTCTTTAGAAAACAAGTCACCGTTTGCATTAACAACGTCTGCATCAATTGCTCTGGCTCTTACCCAAAGTAATTTAGCACCTTTACGAGCTTGCATTTCTTTAACGATATCAAAATCTTTGTATTTTTCTAATACTTCTTTAGGATCAGCATAGAGTGATTGTAAACCAATTTTTGCTGCTTCCCTCATATTTGAAGAAGCAGTTTTTATTAAGTGCTCTCTTGCCGCAACTCTGTCGTTTTCATTAAGAAAACTTTGCACAGTTATAGCACCACCTTTTGCAACTCTATACATATAAAAATTCCTTTAAAATAAAGTTTCTGATACCTGTATTCTAAAAATGTACTCTTTAAACCTTTGATTACTTAAAGCTAAACCCGTCGGTTTCGACGGGTTTATTGTACAGTTTAGTTAAAATTATAAATATTTTTCACCATCTCCATTTGAACTTTGACCTGTACGTTTTTTAATTGCATTTATCAAGACGTTCAAACAATCTTGAGGATGATCTTGTAGCTCTTTATCAGTAAATCTAATTATAATCCAACCATTGACTGCTAATTCTGAATCTCTTCTCTTATCTTTAGCAATTTTATCTGGATTGTTGTGCCAAATTTCTCCATCTGCTTCAACACCAATTTTCAAGTTTGGAATTGCTCCATCCAATTGATAATCCATTGTTGGACCAGCTGAATATTGAGCATAAAGTGGGAAAGGCATATTCAATGACATCAATAATCCATATAATTTCTTTTCTAAAGACGTAAACATCTTTGGTTGATTAATGTTTTCTAATTTTTTTGCAATAACCTGTCTGATAGATTCATTTTTGTTATTTGCATAATGATGCATTTCATTCATAGCATAATTATTCAATGGGTAAGAAAGCGAACCGCCAATAAACGGTGTATCAATTACTCCAAAAAGACCATCATACTCAACTGGCAGAGGGCCTAAATTAGCTCTACCAGTAACAGGTTTCAGACTCATTAAGAAAGCTTCGTGAGCTGAAGATTTTATTTTCTTACTTGCGGTTCTAATTTTATCTGATTTATTTAAGTCGTCTAGTCTATTTTGATATATACTATTTACAATGTCTGATGCGAGCCTATAATTTTCAAGCATAGATTTTGCTGTAGGCGCTGGAGCTTCTGGCATTGGGGCCGGAGGAGCTGCTCCAGCTGGAGAAGCATCAGGAGCTCCACCTACACCAAGGTCTGGTGCAGGAGGGGCTGCGCCCATGTCTGCACCTCCAGATGCGCCAAACCCTTGACCTGTTACGCCACCACTTTGAAAACTTAATGATATATTTGGTGTTCCAAAACTTTGGTCGCTCATAAAATTAGCGCCTTGTTCATATCTAAGTCTTTCAATTTCTTGGTCAGAATCAAGACCAAATGCTTCAATCAAGGAAACATTTGAAATTACACCATTCTGATTTGCTGTTACAAGCATCTGCAATTTGCCAGTGTCGTCTCTTAACTGCAGGTCATCAAATTTAATACGTGGATAAACAATTTCTTCTTGCCCACGTTCTCCTTCAATAACAAATCCATTCCATTTTGCAACGGGCATGAAAATATTCATTTCTACCCAGTGAGCAACTTCTCTTCGGAATGTTTCTAGTCTTTGAGCCATTGCAAGAAGACCAACTTGAGCGTTTCCGTAAGTAGGTCCTTCGCCATTCAACAAGGCTTTATTAAGC